ATCTAAGATGGATCTACGTGCTACTGGTGATGCATCATTGTCAGGATCTACCACGCATGTATCTGGTCAAACTGTTAACGTCAAGGGAACATCTACTACCAATATCGATGGTCCTACGGCTCTTAATCTAAACGGCGGTATGTCACAGGTTATGTCCGCTCTTGGCTTACAACTAAACTTTGATTTTGGATCTGCCTCAGGTGAAACTGGTACCTCTCGTGGTGTCCACGCACCTGATAGACCAGCAAGTAGAAGTGAGGCTGACCAGTGGTTATAAATAGTATAAATCAAATAAAGGAATAAAATGGCACTAAATATCAGCAGACAACCAGATTACTCTGATCTTGATTTGGATTTCAAAATCAATCCAATCACTGGTGATATCAATAAGAAGAAGGGGACGGACGCTGTTAAGAGAGCGCTCCGTAATCTTATCTTTACTAGCTTCTATGAGAGACCTTTTAATTCATCTATCGGCTCTGATATTCCTAAGCTGCTATTTGATAACGTCGATGTTATTACGGCATCTCTTATTGAAGACGCTATTAAGAAGCTGATAAATACCTACGAGCCAAGAGTTCTAATTAAAAGGTTGGATGTCTTTGCGGACATTGATAATCACGGCTTCAATGTTCAGTTGGAATATATCATCCTGAACACAGAAACACCAGCTACCTTCAATCTATTCCTTGAGAGGATCCGTTAAAAGCAATGTCAAGCGCAAACACAACTCTAAGAGTAGCGGAATTAGATTTCGACCAAATTCGCACTAATCTAAAGACCTATCTCAACAGCCAATCAGAATTTACAGACTATAACTTTGAAGGTTCTGGTCTGTCTGTTCTTTTGGACATTCTAGCCTATAACACCTACTATAATTCATACTATCTGAATATGGTAGCCAATGAGGCGTTCCTTGACACCGCCCAGCTAAGACCATCTGTCCTTTCACAGGCTAAGCTAATCAACTACGTGCCAACTTCTATGCACGGCGCAGATGCTATGGTGAACATCCGTGTTACACCAACTAACTCTGAAAGCCACGCAATCGATAATATCATCCTAGACAAATATACTCAATTGCTAGGTGCTGATATCGAAGGTACCAACTATCCATTCGTTACGATTAATTCCAATACAGCGCAAAAGTCAGGCGGTTCATTCTATTTCCCTAATGTATGGATCAAGCAGGGTGAGGTAATTACCCAGCAATATGCCATGACTGCTAATAATAAGACTGCTAGATTTGAGATTCCATCAGCTAATGTGGATATCGACAGTCTGACTATTACTGTCCAAGAATCATCCGCCAATAGCTATACCGAGGAATATCTACACTCAATGGATATCACCTCTGCTACCGCTAATAGCCGTATTTTCTTTGTGGAAGAAAACGATAATCTAAACTACACTGTCCAGTTTGGTGACGGTGTTATTGGTTATCGCCCTAAGAATGGTAATATCATCATTGCTACCTATATCGATACACAGGGTTCAGAGGCTAATGATGTTTCTAAGTTCAATGTAATTGATCCTATCAGCGGTTACCGTGGTAATGTTATCGTAACCACCGTATCAAGTTCAAGATCAGGCGCAGACAAGGAAACAATCGATTCCGTTCGTCTAAGAGCGCCACAGTATTATACAGCCCAGAACCGTTGTGTTACCACTCGTGACTATGAAACAATTCTACTCAAGGACTACCAGAATATTGACGCTGTTTCTATCTGGGGTGGCGAGGACAATGATCCTCCAGTCTACGGTAAGGTTTATATCTCTATCAAGACTAAAGGGTATTATACTCTAACCAATCTTGAAAAAGAAAATATCAAGCAAAATCTAATCAAGGAAAAGAACGTGGTCACGGTGACACCAGTTATCGTCGATCCTGATTATATCTTCCTTACTGTCCGCGGTAAGGTCTATTATAATCCAGCGCTAACAACCAAGACAGCCAATGAGATCATGAATTTGGTCAAGCAGGCTGCTTATAACTACGCTGCGGTCGAACTAAACACCTATCGTTCTACCTATAAGAAGTCAAAGCTCCAGAGTTATATTGAACAGGCTGATGCATCTATTACTGGTTCAGATATCGTGGTATATCTCCAGAGCCGTAATCTGATCGATCTAACACAGTCTAAGAAATATACCTTTGATTTCAAGACAGCCATTGAAAAAGGTACATTCACTAATAAGCTATATTCATTCCCACAGATTACAGTGCCTGATAATAGCCAGATTAGCCGTAACGTATTCTATGAAGAAGTGCCAAACTCCTTCACTGGTGTGGACTCTATTGAGATTAGTAACCCTGGTAGAGATTATACATATGCCGAGGCAGTAATCTCTGGCGATGGCACTGGTGCTACTGCGGAAGTCACTCTATTAAATGGCCGTATTATCTCTATCAAGGTGACAAATAAGGGCATCAATTATTCTCGTGCGGTTGTCACTATTGCTGGCGATGGTGTCGATGGATCTGCTAAGGCTGTTCTAGAGGCTAGAGTTGGTACACTTAGAACATATTACTATGATAATCTAGGTAATAAGATCATCGTTGACGAAGAAGCTGGCTCAATCGATTATGATACCGGTCTAGTTGAACTGGATTCAATCAAGCCAAGCGCTGTAGTGGCTAACGATTACTATGATACAAACGTTCTAACCATCAACGTGGTGGCGGATGACGAAGTTATTCCTCCATTGAGAAACAGAATCCTCACCATGGACGATAATAATATTCAAACTGTCCAGGTTGAAATGGTAACGGATAAGCAATAAATGTCTCGTTCTAATAACAAAACTTCAATAATTGTTCAAAGCCAGCTTCCTGCGTTTATTCGTGAGGAGCACGATACATTTATTAAATTTCTAGAGTATTACTATAAGTCACAGGAAGAGGAGGGGCAAACTCTCTATCTTTCTAAGAACATGCTTGAGAATTTGGATATTGATAATATCTACAACCACGTTCTAGAAGACTATCCAACAGAGGAACTAAGGGCAGCCCAGGACTATCACATCTTTCTCCAGAAGATGTATGATACCTTTATCAAGTATATTCCAGATTCCATTCTAGCCGATAAAACCACTCTCCTTAAACATGCCAAGGAGTTCTATCTTTCTGCTGGTTCCGAGAGATCAGTCCGCTTTCTTATTCAAGCCCTATTCAATAAAGAGGCTAGCTTTTATTATCCCAAGACAGATATTCTAAGAGCATCCGACGGTAAGTGGTTCATTGAAAGATCACTTAAGGTTACCAGTGTCCATGTAGATAACGTGGCTAACGGTATCGCTGTTACCAACTTCGCCAACACTACTATTAAAGGCGCCACATCCAACGCTACCGCTATTGTCGAAAAGGTGGACACCTACTATGACAAGGGCGAATTAATCTATGAATTAAAACTCTCTAATATCTATAAAGAGTTTTTGAATAACGAGAAGATTTTCGCTTATTATACACAGGAAGGCGTGGATAGATATATCACCGCTAATCTGTTCTCTGGTGTTATTACCTTCGTTCGTATCAATAACGGCGGAACTGGCTATACTGAAGGCACCACTGTTCCTATCGTATCTAATACTGGCTCTGGCGCACAGATTGTTATCTCGAAAGTATCTAAGGGTACCATTCAGGCTGCTGGTGTTGTTAAATCGGGTGCTGGCTTTCAGGTAGATAATGATCTATTGATCTTCGGTTCAGGTACTGGCGCTGCTGGCGTGGTATCAGACGTTGACGACTCTGGCTTCTATCATCCAAATAGCTATAATGTGGTATGGTCAACTATTGCGCTAGAAGCTAACACAGCCATTGGTAACGCTGTATATTCTAATCTTGCTTCCGCTATTGTCGATCCTGCTAATGCATGGATCACCAATTCTATGTCATACTTTGCGTATGCTAACTGCGGACCAGCCCTATCACTAGCAATTACCGCTGGTGGACAAGATTATGTTCCACCTATCACGATTGGTATTTCTGCTAATTCAATGATTACCAAGATGGGTATTCTAGGTAAAATGCAGATTGTTTCTGGCGGTCTAGGCTATACTGCTGGCGATACTATCGAATTTATTAATCCACCAGGATCTACAGGTTCAGGTGCTATTGCTAACGTTACCAACGTAGCAGCTAATGGCATGATCACCGAGGTTCGCTTTGAGCAAATGCCAGGACAGATTATTGGTGGTTCTGGATATGATTGGTTCAATCTGCCAACGGCAAATGTTGTTTCTGCTACAGGCGATGGTACCGCTAATATTGCTGTTACAGCTATTATCGGTCAGAACGAAGAAATTATCCAGTCTGTTTCTAACGTCGGTACAATTCAAGAAATGACCATCGTTGACGGTGGTTCTGGATATTCTGACGTTGTTTCCGAATTGCCATATCTCGCTCTTGATACTCTAGGCGACGGAACTGCTAACGCTACACTAACAGTTGTTACAGGCGTCTTCTCATATCCTGGTCGTTATATCACCGATGATGGTCATCTATCTGGCTATAACTTCCTGGAAGATAGAGATTATTACCAAGAGTTCTCTTATGTTGTTAGAGTGGACGAGTCAATTAACCGATATAGAGCAGCCCTTAAGGATCTAACCCATCCAGCAGGTGCAAGACTATTCGGTGAATATAACTTTATCTTTGATAATGAAACACAGACAAACACCAACGTTACTGTCACATACGCTAATACCGAGTCAATGACCCTACCACATAAAACAATGTATCAGGTACAGGGCTATACTTCTGGTGTTGCTGCTCCTAACGTCATTACTGGTGTGGCTAATGCTGAATTTGTTGTTGGTGCTTATTCTGTCAATACGACAAATCATCTATCAGCTTATGCCGCATCTAATAATGATATTACCATTGCATACAACTTCCATGGTTTCTATGCCAATGATCGTGTATTCTTACACTTCCAGTCAAATGCCTGGGCAAATCTAGGTAATACCAACTATATCGTTACACAAGCTAACGTATCACACTTTACCGTTTATAATCCATTGACCGAGACTGTCTCTGGTAATACTGGTAACGTCCGTGTCTATAATCCAGATATTGAGGTCACCGTACCATACAGCCGACCAGCGCTTAACGAGAACGTTTATATCCAGTTCCAGTCTGTAGATCCATCTATGGCTAATGGCTTCTATCAGGTTCTATCAGTTAAGAATGCTAACACATTTAACGTTCTCCATCCTGATATGACCACTGCCAATGCGGCTACTGGTGTTGCTAATGTTATTACCAAGAAGATCGTGGTCACAGCAGAAAATCATGAACTAAACGTAGGCGACCAGACATATCTTCTATTGCTTGGTGGCGACACAGCTAATACAGACAATGGTTACTATATGGTCACTGGTGTCGGATCTGCTAACTCGTTTAACGTTACCGCAGCTAATACTCTATTTGCTGGTTCTGTTGCAGAAGTTCACCAGAAAAATTCTAGAATTGTCATTCCATCACATCCATATGCCAATGGCAATCTAGTATATGTCGCATTTACTTCTGGCGATCAGGCTAACGTAACCAACGGCGTATATCAGCCAGTGAAAGTTGGCTCGGATGTATTCCGTATTAACGTGGCTAAGCCAGCCACTGGTAACAGCAATGTCCGTGTATGGTATCAGACAAACAATTATTCTAACATTGTCTTTACCACACTCAAGACAGATAACGGCTTTACTGCTAACGATAACGTTTATATTGAGTTCTATGCATCAGCTACCGATCTAGCCAACGGCATCTATATGATCAATAGAGAATATAGCACCAATACATATAACGTTGTCTATAACGGCAATACCTATATCCAGAATGCATATAGCACCTACGCTTCGCTAGTGTATATTCCTGGCAATACAAATAACACAATCAACATTGTTGCACATTCTGGACTAGGCATCGTCTCTGGTTCTGTAATGGAAGGCATGGCTTTGGTTTCGCCATATAAATAAGTAGATAATTAGAAAAGGATTTATCATTGGCAGCCTCACGTTCTAAAAATCTTGAAATCTTTGTCGCAAAGCAGGTCAAAGAATCCGTATCGGAGCCATCTTCATCAAACGTCTATTTGACATTTGGTAAGGCTTCGTCATGGGCAAATGATGCTGTGCCAGAACAATGTAATACATCGGTCGTTAATACCAATGATATTTGGAAGAATATGATCGGTGCTAAGAGAATAGCTGGTAATAATATTCGCCACGCTGTTCCAAGATTTGATTGGGCTGCTGGTACTGTATATGATGAATACTCTGATACCATCGATTCCTTGGTTCAGCTAAACGCCAATAATCAGTTTTATGTTTTGACTTCCGAGCATAATGTTTATAAGTGCCTATCAAACAACGGTGGCGCTCCATCTACAGTTATGCCAAACATTCTTGTTACGACTACACACTTCCAGACCTCAGACGGTTATATTTGGAAGTATATGTATAGTCTAAACGCCGAAGAAAAGCTCCGCTTCCTAACCCCATCATTTATTCCAGTCAAGACGATTGAACAAAGCGATAACAGCCAGCAGTGGAACGTCCAAGAGAATGCCATTGATGGTGCTATTCACATTATCAAGGTTCTAAACGGCGGATCTAATTATTCTGCTAATGATGTTGTGGTTTCTATTTCTGGCGATGGTCTATACGCTAACGCATTTGCCGTTCTCAATACGGTTTCAAATACTGTCCAGTCAATCGTGGTCGATAATCTAGGCTACGGCTATACTCACGCCAATGTCACTCTACTATCATCATATGGTAGCGGTGCTTCCGTTAGAGCGGTTATCAGCCCAGAAGGCGGACATGGATCAGATCCACTAACAGAACTTGGTGGTTCATATCTACTAGTTAACGTTCAAATTAAAGACACCGAAGGCGGTGTTCTAACTACACATAACGATTACAGACAGATTGCACTAGTTGAGGATCCATTGATTTATGGTACCTCAGTTGTTTCATCTGCACCTGCAGTATCACAGTTAACCGTGCTATCTCTAAACGGTACCTCTGTTGAGTATATGGAAGACGAATGGGTTTATCAGGGTGCGAACTTCAATAACTCATTCTTCAAGGGATATGTTGTCGAGTGGGATTCATCTAACAATATTATTAAGCTAGCCCAGACTGAAGGTACACCATCAAAGGATCTATTGATTGGTGCTAATACTACAGCGGGTCGCTTCGTGTCTGCTATCACCAATCCAACATTACAGCCTCGCACAGGAAATATACTATATACAGATAACATGACTGCAATTCAAAGGGCTGATGACCAAGCCGAAGATTACAAAATAGTTTTAAACTTCTAAGGAAAAGATAAAAATGGCTTATAACAAAGCAAATAATACATTGACCACAGATTTCAATGTTACTCCTTATTATGACGACTACACCATTGACAGTGATTACTATCGTATTCTATTTAAGCCAGGCTTTGCAGTTCAAGCCCGTGAACTTACACAGATCCAGTCATCTCTTCAGGAACAGATTAATCGCTTCGGCAAGCACATATTCAAGGAAGGCTCTATTGTCATTCCTGGTGGCTTCACCCTAGAAACACACGGCGGTGCTAATACTGGTTCGGGTATTCGCTACGTTAAGGTTAAAGATTTCGACGCATCCAATAATAGCGTCACAGTTTCAGAGTTCCTAGGCACAGACGTTATCGGTGCTACATCAAACATTACCGCAGCGGTTGTTGATGTTGTAACTGGTTCACAGTCAACAGCCAATACTAAAACTCTATATGTTAAGTATAAGACCACATCAAGCGCTAACAATCTCCAGAAAATCTTCTTAGCTGGTGAAACTCTAACAGCTAACGTTGGCGGTGTTAATAAGACCCTCGTGGTTATGAATACCGATCCAGTAGCTAACGTTGGCTTTGGTTCACGTTTCAAGATCGAGGAAGGTGTTGTATTCGCTAAGAACCACTTTATCTCTTTCCCAACACAGACTGTTATTCTAGACAGATATAATCCAAATCCATCATGTAAGGTTGGTTTCTATATCACCGAAGATATCGTTAACGCCTCACAGGACACCTCACTCCTTGATCCAGCACTAGAAGCCTCCAACTATGCTGCACCAGGTGCTGACCGTCTAAGACTTACACCAGTTCTAACAGTTAGAGCATATGACGATCCAATCGGAGCTCCAGACTTCGTTGAACTGTTCTCCGTGGAGAATGGTGTTGTTAAGTCATACTTTGAACGTTCACAGTATAACATCATTCAGGACGAACTAGCCAAGCGTCTATTCGACCAGTCTGGTGACTACGTTGTGCGTGGTCTAGATGTCCAGATCCGTGAACACGATGACACTGGTTCAAACTTTGGTCGTTACGCAAACGGTAACAACTCTCTCCTATTCGTTGGTGTTTCTTCTGGTCTAGCATATGTCCAGGGTTATGAAATTAACAATCTTGATACTGCGGAACTTCAGATTGAAAAGGGACTATCAACTTCTCAATATAGAGAACAGATTGCCTCTGCTACACTAGGTTCATATGTCACTGTTGATGACACCGTTGGTTCATGGCAGCTAGACAAGGGCGCTCCTATCAAGCTATATGATACCGCACAGGATCGTATTGCTAACAATCTATGGTCAGGTGTTACATCACCAGCTGGTAAGGTTATCGGTACAGCTAACGTAGCCTCATTCGAGTATGTGACTGGTACTCCAGGCTATAATGCACAATACAATCTATATCTGATGGACGTTAATATGTTGGGAAGCAATAACTTCGCCAACGTAAAAAGCGTTTACTACGATAGCACCGTTTCAGACGGCTATGCTGATATCGTATTGTCTTCTGGTGCAGCCGTTCTTAACGAAGTCACAACCGCTCCAATGCTTTACTATGTTGGCGACGACTATGTTAAGAGCGTTAAGGACATTGATGACTCCGCTATTAACGCAACCACATTCTATTTCAACAAGACTGCTACCATTTCTCCAATCGCAGCAAATGGTACATTCACTTACGCCGATGGTAGCAGCACCGAAACACTTCCTTATGGAACATCTACACTATCATCTGTCCAGAAATCGGAACTAGTTCTAACACTAGATACTGCTGCTAATATTGCTATGACTGGTACCGTTTCTGGTACACTTGGCGCAAGCGCACTAACTGGTGTTGGCACAGCATTCACCAGATTGAATGTTGGCGACAAGCTAGAGTTTGCTGGTAATGCTAGAACTTATTACATTTCTTCTATCACCGATAACAATAATCTAGCTGTTGTTGGTGGTCTACCAAGTCTTTCAGGTGCAGCTTTCTTTAAAGCCTATAAGACTGGTGATATCATCGATCTAACTGGTAAGGGTTCAACTGCTGGTGCTACTAGAACTGTAACAGCCACATCTGGTGCCTCTGGTGCCCTAGTATTCGATCTTAAGGAAACATTCCCATCTACACTAAACGCAACTCTTACTTACAAGATGGCAAGAACATCGGCTAAGGAAATTCTAAAGACTAAGAGAGCAGGTAGATATGTAAGAATTAACTGTTCATCTGCAGGTACCACTGGTCCATTCGATCTTGGTTTCTCTGACGTTTATAAGATCAAGACAATTAGACTTGGATCTGGTTCTTATCCAGCATCTAACACAGCTGGCACAGACGTTACGTCTCTATTCAAGGTTGATAACGGTCAACGTGATAACTACTATGATCATGGTACAATCACACCAACTGGCATCGGTCTATCAGCAAGCGACAGACTACTAGTTGAACTTGATTACTTTGAGCCAGACTTTACAACTCGTGCTGGTTACTTCTCAATTGACTCCTATCCAATTGAGGACGACGATACAGCATTCCTTGATGCAACTGATATCAGAACAGAAAACGTTCCTGTCTATAAGTCACCAACAAGTGGTAAGGAGTTTAACCTTCGCAATCATCTAGACTTTAGACCAGTTAAGACTAATACAGCTACGGACACCACGACACCAGCTTCTGGTACTGAAAATCCAGGCAAGTCTTACACATATCAGAATAGCACAAACGGACTAAGAATCCCTGTGCCTTCAAGTCAGATTACTTACGATTACACAACCTATCTCGGTCGTCGTGATCTTCTAGTAGTTGACAAGGATAAGAACTGGCAGGTTGTTTCTGGTATTCCAAGCAACTTCCCAATTACACCAGAAGCACCAGCTGGTACAATGGCTATTGCAGCGCTAAACATTACGCCATATCCATCACTATCACCAGCTTATGCAGCTTCTATCTCACGCTCCGATCTAGCAACATCTACAAGAAAGATGTCCAACGCTAGATTTACCATGCGTGACATTGGTACACTTAAACAGCGTATCGTAAATCTTGAATACTACACCTCACTATCTGTCCTAGAAAAGGCTGCTTCTGACATGCTAATTCTAGACGATAATGGTCTAGATCGTTTCAAGAATGGTATCTTTACCGATTCATTCCGTGACCAAGCCCTAGCAGCAACATACAACAATGATCACCGTATCACTGTTGATCCAGAAGAGAAGGTAATTCGTCCTCTCTATACAA